TTTCTCAGCAATCCCCCGGAATATTACATCCGATCCTTCCAACACCTCGATGAGGCCGAACTGTTTCACCGGGACCGACCGGCTCATGTCCACATCGAACTCTCGCGGCCTCCTGGGGTCCTTGTACTTCTTCAGCTTCCAAGAGTCCGCCTCGATCACAAAAGGCGCCTGGCCTGGATTTGTGACCCTAATCTCGATATTATCCCAGCTCATCTATTCCTCGCATTAGAAAGTTTTGCTTCAAGTTGCCTGTCTCGCTCATCCATGTAGGCGGCCAGGTCGTCCACCCCGTACACGTTGCCCTGGATGGTCATGGGGGCATTGATCACTACCTGCCCACCACCTCCTCCTCCAAACCTCTCTATGGCCTGGTCTATGCCGCCGATCCACTCACCGCCAGGCCGATCACCGACGACCGCCAGGGTAGGCTCAGGCACAAAGACGTCACCTTCTGCATAGGAAGGCAGGTAATAGGGGCTATAGGTGGAATATGGGCTATCCCACCAGTCGGAGCCGCCGCCACCGCCGCCCCCATAGCTGCCGATCTGTTGTACATAAACTGGCTTGGTGACGGGAGCACTGGCTGCGGCATTGATGGCGGCTATTGCGCTCATGGCCTGGGAGTCATCGACCGAGATGGGTATCTTCTGCTCTTCGGCCATCTGCGATTTCAGGCTGGACAGCTGGCTTTCGGCAGCTGACGTATCTATGGTTGGGGAGAGCTCAAAATCGGTGTAATCCTTCCCAACCACTGCCCCGCCCACGGCTGCCATAGCCTTCTGTGTGGCCGCTATGTTCTGGATCTGGCTGAGCTTCCAGTCGAGATACTGCTCGCCTCCGGCTCCGATGTACGAGCCCTGGAAGAGCGTTTCAGCATTCTGCTCCTGCCAGAGGCCGAACTCTGACATGGTCTCGGTGCAATCTTCCATCGCACTTTTGAGTTGATCGAATCCTACCGTCGTGCCTTTCGTTTTGCTGTTGATGCCATCAAGAGTCACCCCGGCCCTAATACCAAACTCTTCCCAATATGATCCGCCCTCATGGAGCGCGGTGCCCAGGTCCCAAGTGTACTGTTTGTCTCGGTCGCTTAGGCTATCATAATTGTCCACCAGAGCCTTGTATTTATCATAATAATATGAATAAAGGTCACTTCCTGCCGTGGGGGCAAGTCCTTTTTGTAAATATTGCTGAAGTTGGCTAACTTCTTCCTCGTAACTAGCAGAAAAAAACCGTTCTACGTTTGATATGCCTAATTTTGATAAGTCCTCGCCTTTAGAATATGCATTGATTACTTTCGATAACAGTGAACTATCGTCGCCATCGATTTTTACTACAAGAGGATTGTTTTCGGCGAATAACTGCAGATCTCCTATGAGCCTCTGAACTTCTGCTTGGGCCTGCGCGTCGTCCGGATCGGCTTCGAGCCGGATACGGGCGGCTTCCAGCGATTCCAGTTTATCTTGCATAGCGCCGATGTATGCAAGTGCATTGTCACCGCCTTGCCGGGAGAACTCTTCGGGATCAAATAATCTCAGATTTCTCATCCGAGATGCCGCGGATTCTAGTGTTTCGGGATCAAACCAGTTATCCTTAATCGACTGGTTGATCATATTGCCAGTGCTCTCTATTTCTGACTCGATGGCCCCGGCTACGTTTGTGAATATTCCACGGACCTCGACGCCCGGATCCATCTGCAATATCGCCAGGTCGCCGCCTCTGCCCTGCAAAGTCAAACTTGTAGCTTCGGATAGCGGGTATCCGGCCCGGCTAGAAAGGTCTTGAATGGCTTCTTCTTGGGAACGATACCGGCCTTCGGCCATCTTCTGGCCATCCAAAGAGAGAGTGTATAGCGTGTCGTTCTTGTCGATGTTATAATGCATTCGGACTTGAACGCCGTCTTGGACTGCATATAGATCGCCAGTATCTTTTTTGACGCTAGATGTCTGTGCATTAATTCTTGCCAGAGCGTCTAAATCAGTTGCAGCACCACCATAAGACATCCAGCCAGCGATATCTTTCGAGACGCCGGAAGAAGTCAGATTCTTGAAAGCCGTGTCCATCTCGGCGATCTGCTGAGCGAATCCCCGGCTAGCTCCCTCGGATACCGCCCGCTCGACTGATGAGGCTATACCGTCCTCTGCGTTGGAAGCGCCGCTTTCCATGCCTTTCTCGGTGCCTGTCTCGACTCCTTCTTCTGCAGCTATCCCGAGCTTTTCCTGAGCACGCGCAGCCACCCTATCGAGGAAGCCGGTTACGTCACCGAACAGGCTAGAAGCCCCTTCTGCCAGGCCGCCTAAGCCGATCTTGTTTAATCCCTGGCTGGCAAGCGATCCCAGCGCATTGACGGCCCCAGATACCGCCGTGGGGATGGCGTTCGCCAGGCCGTCCACTATGTCGCCGAATATATCCCCCCAGAAGGCCCCGACCTCGGACAACTTGCTCTTGATACTGTCCAAAGCGCCCGCGAGTGCTTGGAATTGGGCAGAGCTGGTTACAGTGGCTATGATCTCTTCTTTGAAGGCCTCGACATAAGCCCGGCCTGTCCTGAAGGCATCGTTGAGCCTGCCAGTACCCGCGACCAGGACACTCAGGTTCATACCGCCCATGGTGCCGATCATGCCGGTGACCTGAGTGATTCCGGTGATCAGTGGGGTGAGGCCTGCCGTCATGGGCTCCCATAGGTTCTCACCGATCTGCCGGACAGCGTTGAGTGATCCGGCCAACGAGGTTATCATGGGCGATATGGCCGCGTTGATCGGACCACCTATGTCCTTCAGGATGGCGTTGAATGAGTTTTTGAGGACCTGGAGCGAGGCCTTCATGTTGTCCGCGCCAGCCTCAAAAGATTCCCCTATGGACTCTCCTTTCTTCCCGGCCTCTACCGTGTCCTCGATGGACTGCCGCCATTCGTCTGTGTGGCCGACCATCTTTGTGAGAGCGTCCATGCCATAGGAGCCGCCCAGGGTCTTCGCGGTCGAAAGGAGCTTGTCCGCTGGCAGGCCCTCCAGGGCCGACCCGATCCTCAGGATGGTGTCCGAGGGATCGGTGCTCATGGCCTGCATGAACTCTTCGGTCGATACTCCCAGAAGAGATGCAGCTTCAGCCTGGGCTTTTTCGTTGGTGGTGAGCTGGTTTAGCAGCGCGTCGAAGCTTCCCGCTGCCCTCTCCGCCGATGGGAACACGGAGCTGAGCATCCCGCCCCAGCCAGCTACCTCATAGGCACCGGCACCGAGGGAGGACATTGAGCCCGCGACTCTGGTCGAGAAGTCGAGGACGTCCTTCTCGGTGGCATTGAAATTGTTCCCGACATAGTCCACAGCAGACCCGAACTGCCTCGCGAACTCTGATGAATCTTGAACTCCTTCCGGCAGGCTCTTGAGCTGGCCCTTGATCTTGCCTATGGCGGTGGCTGCCTCTTCAGCGGGCATATCGAAGGCAGAGCCCATCTGGAGGGCTACCTCAGTGAACCCGGCAATCGAAGCTTTCTCGATACCCAAAGAACCGGCTGCCGCGGCAACGCTCTGGATCTCGGCAACTGTTGTCGGCATCCGGGAATAGAGGTTTGTGAGGCTCGCGTCCAGCTCATTGAAGGCCTCGGTCCCCTTCTCGATCCCGGTGGTCTTGGAGATCTGGGCCATGCCAGCTTCCCATTCCATCGCGGCACGGGAAGAGGCCACGCCCAGGGCTCCAGCTGCCGCTACTCCGGCGACTGCTGCGATGCCTACCGGCCCCATCGCAAGAGCAGTGCTGCCCGCGATGTTTCCAAGAGCTCCCAGAGGCGCGGTGACTCCCTGAACCAGATCGGTGCCGATGGCCATCCCGGCTTGCTTCCAGTTCTTGCCGCTCAGAGCACCAGATATGCCGCCGCTCATCTGGCCGCGTAGGTTCTGCTCGATACCGGCTACGCCCGCGGTTGCATCTTGTTTTGCTTTGGCGAGCCCAGCCTGGAGCCGGGAGTCGTCAGCATCTATGATTAGAGTCGCTCTGCCTACCTCAGTCATGGAACCTCAGATTTATCTATGTGGAGTTCGAAAATGGCGATCATGAAAAAAGCGATAGCATTCCTACTGGTGCTCGGCTTCCTGGTGGGAGCCGCGCAAGCAAGAACTCCAGAACCAGGTGATTATGTGCGCGTGAGCGGCGTTATGACTAGTGCTTCCTTCAGCTATGAGGGAATAATCACCGACATAAAAGATGGCCTGATCTGCCTGAATTGTTCCCGTATGAGCGGAATCTATTCAGGCGAGGCACACGACATCGATAGAGAATATCCTTTCGATGTCTGCGTAGGATCTGGCACTATAGTCAGCCTGGTTTGGCTGGTGGATTAGGCGGCCCCCCCTCGCCTACATCCTTCATCATCTGGATATGGTCGTCGAGCGAAGGCTTCGGGGGCCGATCTTCGGGGACAGAATAGAATTCCCTGAAAGGCGGCAGGCCCTCGTTGAACCACTTCGCAACCCCGGCGGCAGCCGAATAGCCCGCAAAAGCCGCGAGCCGCTCCTGCCGGGCATCTTCTTTCCGCTTGTGCTCGGCCAGGGCGTTCAGCTCGTTGGCCGTGAGGCTTAGAAAAGCATCGGGTGACAGCCCCAGCTCGACCAGCCCTATCCTTGTGGCTCGCTGCCAGAAAGTTTCCTGAAGGTCTCGATCTTCTTCTGGTCGTCCGCAAGCTCCAGCCGGGCGACTTCCAGCTTCGCCTCTGCTTTCTCCTTGTTGATTCTGGCGGTCTCTTCCTCTCTGGCGATATTCTCCTGCCAGACCGCAACCATAGAAGGGTCGTTCACCACCAGATAGGAATGATAGATCTCTCTGGCCAGCGTCTCCAGGTCACCGCCTCGGTCGAGATAGCTCTGGATGGCGATGGCCGCCTCGCTGGGCTCATCTTTCTTCCCGAGCCCATCAATACCGCATGCTGCGGCAACCGCCGCTTCCAGGATGTCAGCTATCTTGAGGAAGTTGCTGAGAATGTATCCAGCATGGACAGCCATGCCCGGCTTGAAGATCTCGTGCCTCTTCAGGATATCTTTGGCCCGGCTTTCGAACTTCTGGAGGGCCCGGAAGTTCCATCTTAGTTCTCTCGTCTCATCCATATCGAGCGTGATAAAGCTCTTTCCTGCATCTTCGTTTGACATATCAAATCCTTCCTAGGAGGGAGGGCTCAGCAGTCCTTCGCATAACCACATCATCGCCCAACCATATTCATGTTTCGGGATAGATCTCCCCTTTTCCTTTCACGGTTATTGTTCTCTCTTGGGCTTTATCCGGGTTGGCGATGATGCGATCTAGGTTCAGGAGCGTGCCCTCGCCCACAAAGCTCTTGGAAGTCGAGTAGATGCTGTATATCTTCCAGATGAGCTTGTCCGCCACATCCGGTAGATCGGCCTCGCCTGTGTAGTAGAATGCGCTGGCCGATATCTCCCATGATCTCCGGCCAGATATCGAATTGCCCCATCCGGCATCGTCGATGCTTGTGGTGTCGATCTCTTTGCCATCTATTTTCAGCTTGCCGTCGTACACCAGCAGGATCTTCACGAAGTTGGTTTCGCTTCGCCTCTTACCGGTCGCGGTAATTGTGTGGCCGCTCATGGAAGTTTCGAACGTCACGGAGCCGCGTAGATAGTTCACGGTGAACCCCGAGGTCACTGGCGTTCCGTCAGAATCTATGACCAGCGTCTCGTCTTCGTCCCAGTAGCGGCTACCTTTCGCGGCCTGATAAGTGAGATGGTCGCCAGAATCCGCCATTGCCAGATCGGTGAAGACTACCGATGCCTTTAGAGGATCGTCCTTGTATAGAGCGGCAGAAAAGCCGCTCACTGCGCTTGTCATGGATCACCTCACAGGGCTACCAGAGCGCCGCGATTCTTGATCGTCCAATCTGCCTTCTGCTGAGTGACCGTGCCCGCCAGGGTAAGATTCCCGCTGTTCACCCCGCAGGCCATTGACCATCCCTTCGGACTTACTGTCGGCGTGCCGCTCTGCATGATCTTGGCATAGATGGTTGTCCCTGCCAGGATAGCAGCTGCGATGATCGCATAGCCCGCATCGGTCAGGATCAGGTTGTTTGTCGCTGTGACCTCTGCCGACCGGGCGCCAGAGATCGAGCTGCCCCATCCTTCATCATCGACATTCGACGTATCTATTTCTCTTCCATCAATCCTCAGCCGGAGATCTGATAGTTCCCCTAGCTTCACATATGTGCCGTCTGCTGTGGCGCACACCCAAAGAGAGCCGGTCATGCCGGATATTGCTTCTGTCATGCTTTTTGCACCTCTAAACAGTGATGTTTGATCTCAAAGAATGTTTATAAAAATGTGACTAATCAAATGCCGCAAAGAACACGCCGTACCTATGGCGGTTCATCGAATCTTTGCCAAAATATTCAATTACTGGTGGTTGGAGCAGGATGGCCTGGCGATTGGCAACAGATTTCTTGCTGCCCAGGTAATCCCTGATCTCAATCGCCTTGCTTCGGGCCGTGGCCTTGCTCGTGTTCCGGACGTGGACATCGAAGTAGGTTAGCACCGTGTGCCCGTCAGTGGATTGGATCGGCCTGCCCCCGGAGCTGAAGACCACAATCTGGTTATCAGGCTGGTCTTGCAGCTCTTCTATGAAGATGTTCGTGCCCACCTTGCCATAGCCGCCAGTGTCCAGATAGGACGCAATATCACTAATCACATCCGTGCTCATAGAACTCCTCGGACTCTGGAAGCCACCAGCTTCTCGATGTTATCTCGATTATCATCTAGAGAATCCCGGCCAGCGTGCACCTTCCTGCCAGATCTCGATGCGGGATTGGTTGGATCCGGATGTCTCAGAGACTCATCCAGCTCTTGCCGCCTGGCATAAGGCCCGGTGCTGGAAATATTGTACTCCAGCTCTCCGGCCCGGACGGGTTGGACGTGCGAAGCCAGCTCTCCAGTCGCATAGGGGATGGTGTTCTGCCATTCCTTTGATACGATTTCAGCGGCATCGTTTAATCCGCTTGCAGCGGCTTCTCTCACTTTCGCAAGAACCGCTTCCCCGTACCAAGTCAGGATCATTTCTTGTCCTCAAACGACATCGCCGTAGCGATATTATGGGTGCACATGGGATGAAAAACTCCAGCATCCCGCGCCTCATCGAGAGTCGGATAGCCCGAGGTCTTCCCCGTGAGGCTCACAACTCGACCATCCCAGGCCCGGCAGATATCGCAAGTGTTCTTCCCAATGCCCCCAATGATCTCAGCCAGGTCGTGGTCATGCTCCAGAAGCCTGTTCTTAGTGCCCTCGATCATGGCTTGCCGGGGCGTGGTCCGGGCGATCATCTCCGCATAGGTCTCCATGTTCCACCGCTTGCCTGCAGCGTCCACGAAGCCGGTTATGCCCCGATCAGCCATGTCGCTCCTTATTCGCTTCGCCGTCTGCTGCCATGTCTGGTAGCCTACTACCTGGCCGGTCACATTCTCCAGGGCAATCGAGCGATACACATCATTCACTCGCCGGCCAATGACCTGATCAACGATCTCAAAGCGGCCATAGGCGTTCTCTGCCAAGACGGCGACCGCCTGCTGATGGACGGCATTGAACCCTACCCCGCCTCCCAGGCCCGTGCTCTTCATCCCGGCCTCGTAAGCTTGCTGGATGGCTTGCTCAGACCAGTCCCTAGCACCCCCCAGCAGATCCTTCCTGATCTTCCGGACGTTCTTGAGCATCGCTTTGAGCTGGTAGGTAGAATTGCCTTTGAGGAGAGCTTTTGTTACTTCAGCCAGGATTTCTTTTTCGGCCTTGGTGTAGAGTTTGATCAGCTTTTCAGCTTGGGCATCCATGATATCGGCCATATCAGGCCCCACCGCTTCTTGAGCCACCCAGGGCCACCGATCTCATAGAGCCGTCATAAGACACGCCCACGAGCCCTAGAACTGGCCAATCTCTGCCATCCTTGGTGATAACGTCACCCGCCTCCACCGCAGCCTCGCACTTGCAGATGGCCTGGCATTGGAGTTCATCGCCCTGCTGAGTGCGGACCACTTTAGCCCCATGAGCCCACAAGACGGTGATGGTGGAGGTAGAATATGTGTCGTCATTGCCATCGTTCCCGGTCTTGTGTTTCCATGAGACGGAAACCCCGTGGGCGGCCAGATAGGGGCTTAGGAGGCTCATCGGATAGGCACGCTCCGGGCGATGTACTTTGATAGCAATCGATATGATGAAGAGCTTTGCAGCCCCATTTGAGAAGCGCTGCCCGATCCTGGCCGGAAGGTCTCGGAGATTATGCCAGGTATTTGGTAGCTGGCCACCCCGGCCTCCTGGAGGGATGCTCGGCTAGTGCCTCCGGCGGACTGTTCCGCATATAGTGCGATAGCCTCCTCCATGCAGGCCCTTTTGACCTCGGCGGGCACTATGGCCAGGCTGGTGCTGCTGTTCCAGTCGCAAGTCACCCCATCTATGATCCTGGGGAACGCTCGGGGCTGGTCGGGAACACCGGCTACTACATCGATATCGTACTTGGTGCCCCGGAGTGGAAGAGCATCTATCCGCCGTGTTGCCTCCTGGCAGTACCATTCCTGTGAGGCAGCGGCCAGGGCTTTCAGAGCTATGGCAGCGGCCCGAGGATCAGCCGTGCCTATCAGGGCTTCAAGCTCAGCATCCGACTCTATGTAGCTGTCTGTGAACGGAGTATCGACCATCTATTCCTCCTTCCTGATTAGGGCCTTTCGTTTTGCCCTGTGCCCAAGTTTCTCATCAATTATGCTCTTCAGGTAGATTAGATCTGCATCAGAGAAATCATTCATGATGGCCCGCCAATCCAAATCGGTGAATTGCATGCGATCCTCAAAATAATCCAAGTGCAGCGACCACAAGACTGGCCAGGGCTACCACGACGGCAGACGCGATATACACAGACATCTTGAATCCTTCGAGACATCCTATGCGCTTTTCGTGGTCACCGAGCTGGTTACAGTGGGCGTCTAGCTTCTTCTCTATCCGTTCGTCTCGTTCGTCCATACGGTGTGTCCGCTCATCAACACGGGCCAACATAGTTTCTACCGTATCGGCTGGCATTGTTATCGCCAGCGTCAGATTTTAGCCGGACTATTTGTGATTTTGCGCAGGAAAGCCATGATCAGGGCTGCGATCATGAGGACGTTTGCGGGGTCCATGCCAACCAGATCTCCGATGAAAACGGCTGCTTCGGGGTTGATGTATCCCGCAAAGCCCATGATGAACATTGCCACTGCGATTATGTAAGTCTTTGATCCTGGTAGGATCTCTTCGATCTTATTTAACATTCTTACATACCTCCACATCTCAACGGTGTTTTCTTGGTCACGTTGCCGGGCACACCTTCGCCGTTGTCAGCCAGGAAGGCATTGATACTGGGCGTCCATCCGGCACCACCCGAATCAGAGACAATCCAGCCAGTTCCATCGCCGGAGAATATGGCCCGGATCTCAGACATATTGAGGTTGCTGAGATCTTTGGCTACTGGGTTGGTGTATTGTACGTAGTCTGCCGATGCCATTTCTATGATCGCCATGAGAGCGATCAGTGTAAGTAAAATTGCTTTCATCTGGAATCTCCTTGCGTCGGGAACTTCCCTAGGCTTCCGACTGCCTGATCTTTCTCGCTGTTCCAGCCCAAGATAGCGATCTTCTGCTTCTTCATCCTGTTCCAGACCTTCTTGGGGTCATAGCCAAACCGCTTTTTCCACTGGTCCCTGGTCCATTTCTGGTTGGCTCCATCGATGTATAGGGTCAAGCCATCTGGATAGGTCAGCACGCCATTGGGAATCCTCTTCAGCTCCTCCGGAGTCTTGCAGAAGCTTGCAAACTCCTCGTCGGTGAGCCCTTCCCCAGGAACGCAGCAGCTCTCCTCTTTCTTGGGCCCTTTCTTGAATTGAAATACCACTTCACCACCTCAAATGAAAATCACGGTTGTGTCGTCCCAGTCGCTGCCATCGATCCACGTGGTGTCATTGATGGAGTCGATGGTCTCAGTCTCGTTCGTGGTCTGGTTAATCACCGGAGTCTGGTTCACTGGTGTATTCGCCCACTCTGTGCCGTTCCACATATCGATTGGGATATTCTCGAACTCCGTGGTCACGTGGAGGAAGAGCTTTCCATCACCCTTCAATCCGCCTATCGGGAATGGCCGGACACTGGAAGCGTATGGCCGGGTTGGATAGGATATGGCAGACATCTTTCCACTACCAGAGAGATCGATAATGGTGCCATTAGAATCAGCTTCGGCAACGATCTCCCCGGAGAACTTCTTCAATCTGATTGAATAGTCGCCAGACTGGAAGGAATAGCTCGCAGAGCCATTGGAAATGTTCAGGCCGCTTGACAGTCCGCTGGGGTAGATTTCGGCTCCGTAATCATACCGGCCCTGTGCGGTCGTCCGGTCGGTGACCTTATCGCTATCGTGCCAGGCTTCCATGTAGCCTTCGCCTTGGAACGATTCTGAGAGGATGCATGCACCAACAGAAA